CTTGCCAGAGCGTGTCCCCCCTTGGTTGACTACGATCTTGGTAGGTGCTACCCAATTCTTCTCAAATATCTCACTCGTCTGTATTGCTACGCTTGACAATCTCTATCTTGACTTCGTTTATCTCCTCGTCTGTCTCAATCTTGTTCTCTACCCTTGCGAGCTTCGGGGTAGTATACTCAGCCATTTGGTTGATGATGCTCAGAGCCTCTTTAGGTGAGGTCTCAGCGACTTTCTCTAACCAAGTGGTCATATTCTCTAGGTTGGCTTCTACGAGCTTCGTAAACGCCTCCCTGATAATGTTGGTGGTCTTATTAGCAGAACCTTTAGGTCTGCCGCTAGGGTTACCACTATTTCCTTTTGTGAACTTACTCATTCTGTATTTACCTGTTCTTTACAGGTTAACCTAAAATTCTACAAAGTGTTGCAGCACTTCTACCTCTGCCCTAGAAAGTTGCCCTCTCATATGCACCTGTATGAGTACATCTAAGAGGGCTTTGTAGTTCTGCCTGTTGATAAGCATTAGCTCAGTTCCTGCCTTTTGCTTCATCAGAATTTGAGTAGTCTTTTACGTCTCTCGTACTTGCGTATGAGTTGACCTAAGTTCTGTAAGTGTTTATCCGTCCCCTCATTGAAGCCTGTGTGGGCTGATGAGGTGACGGTGTTTATTATCTCCCATCTAAGGTCTCTAATGTATATAGAGGTGTAGTGTATGTGCCGTCTCTTTCTGATGTAGTTTTTAATCTTGTTCAATACCATAATCTTTTAGGTCTTTATTCATTAGATGTATCAGGTTGTTCTGGCTCATCTCTTTTTACTTTTTTGATGGCGTTCCGTTCAAAGATGCGCTCGGCAATTTTGTTGCCGACTCGCTGCATTGCCCGTCTCGCTCTTCGGTTGGGTTTATGGTCTTTCATCGTTCTCTTTATTGTACCCCCATCTGAACAGCTCCTGCACAATCACAAAGGCTGTTAGGACAGCGGTTATCCATAGTACACAAAATAGTAGTTGCTGCATTGTTATTTAATTTCGAAGTCCGACTCCTTATGAGGGTAGTAGTCGTACTCCTCTTCACTGATCACCTTATACTTGATCTGGTTGTCTATTAACCAATCTATGACTCCGTTCTCGCTTGGGCTGTTCTCGTCTACTGCAAGTACGCCCTCAATGGATTTATCTGTAAACTCTATGTAGGTCATCTCTCTTTGGTGTTAAAGGTTTAAAATGTAAGGTGTAATGCTCCCTTATTCCCGCAGGAAAAGCAGGTCAAGCCTTGTCTCATTACACCCTTCATTTCTATTTTGTTTTAAAGGTTTCTACTACTGGTGCATAACTTTGTACTACTTCCCCTTTCAGCCAAACTGAACCATTAAACTCTTGATGCATTACTTTGGGTTTCCAAAACTGCCACCAGCGAGGTGAGGATTCAACTACAAAGGTTGTTTCTAATCTGCTCCATCCGTTTAAAGATTCTGTTACTTTGATTTGTGTTTTCATCTCTCTTTTGTTTTAAAGGTTTGCGCCTATTTTTATATGTCTGCGCCTATTTTTCGTTGGTGTTAAAGGTTAAGGAACATCCACATCCTCTACCTTGATTATAATATTCTCATACTTCAGGCTCTGTAATGCTCTTCTGCATTCTCTAGCCTTTTCAATCGTGTCATAGATAGCTTCAAACTTATCCTTCACATATACTCTAAACCGTCTCATAGCTCCCCCTGAATGGTATAGTTGTTTATCTCTTGCTGAATGTCCTCAAGCGTACGATCCTCGAAGAAGTCGCTGTACTGCTGAAGGGCGTACATCACCTTCTCCTCCCCCTTGTTGTAGAACTCCTCAGAGACAGAGTACACCCCTACATCACAGGAGAGCTTGTCTATCACCAAGAACTTGAACTTGGTATAGTCTACATTAAACAGACGGCAGTAGATGTACACTTGAACATCATAAGAGTATTTATGACGAGCACTGTACACAAAATTCCTGAGGTCGCTTGTGGTTTTAAGGTCAATAATAGTTCCGTCCTTCTTGATGATGTCTGCCTTACCTCTAAAGGGATACCCCTCTATATAGTCTACTGCAGGTTGCTCGAAGTCGGCATCTCTTAGAAGCTCGATAGCTTGGTCATTCTTATAGATAGCCTCGGTCATACGCTCCGCTAGGCTGCGCTCCTTGACCGTGTATAGTAAATGGCTAGGGTGTTCTGCTTTCGCTTCTTTCCACTTCTTAGCGTTCTTACTAGCCACATCTATAAAAGTCATTTCCTCTATCTTGTGTGGCTCTAGTATCATTGTGTGGATGAGCCTACCATCCCGTAGGGCTTGGCTGTTAGTCTCCTCCCCATACCGCATAAGGTTGTAGTATGTCCTAGGAGAGTCTAGGAGCTTCTTCAGGTTAGAACTACTGAACGCTACCTTACCTAGGTAGCCGTAGTAGAAGTCATCATTGTGGGCTTGTTCTACGAGGTAGCTTTGGTCGTGCTCCTCGCCATTTAGCATTCTGATTTTCATAGCTCATTTATTATCTGGTTAGTCCCATAGCTTGGATATAGCGTTGCCCCTTCTCAGGGTCAATGCTCTTAATCAATCTGTATATAAAAGCAGAGGCACGTCTCACAGCATCCTTTTCAGTCTTGCTCGTGTCCGTGCCTAAGTATTGGTACATCTGTGCATCTATATGCAGCAGTTCGTCTATCGTCTCTTTGTCAGTGCGTGGCTCGTCAAATACCACTTGCGCTTTGTCAATGGCTTTAGTTGGTGTCATTATCGTTGGTAATTTATTTGTTGGGTAACGTCTTCGTCACAGCTACAAGAGTAATACTCCTCCAAGATGCACTCCCCGCAATAGTCGCAGGTCGCATCTTGGCTCTCTTGGTAACGGTGTAACTCGTAGTCTAGGTAATCCATTATACAGGTAGATTAAATAGATGCTCAATAAACTCGTAGAGGGCTACCATAGCAAATACCCCTAGGGTCGCTAACAGGTAACAAGTACCCCCGTAGATGATGTGTTCCTTCGTTGTAAACTTTCTCTTAGACATAATAATTCTGTTTAGTTGAGATAAATATAAACAAAATTATTAACACTTCCTACTCTTCGTTTAATTTAGTTGCTTTTGATATGGGTAGGAACGCCACCTCTTTGACTATCCTGCGGTTGTCGTAGAAGTCGGTGGTCTTGGGTAGCCCACCTTTCATCTCCCATTCAAGGTTCTTGAACTCCTCCAAGTTGAAGGCATAAATGCCCTGAGGAGTGGAGTTGATGTAGAACGGTCTGGTATCAAACTTCTCTGCTCGCTGCATCAAGGCATCGTACTTGTCCTTCTCAATCAGCAGCTCATCGTAGTGAGTCCTGCGGCACTTAAGTTCAATGTCCATCTTCCACTTTTCAGAGAAGCAGTCAAAGCGAGAGTATTGGCTCTCGCTCTTCTCAAGGTCGTTAATGAAGCAGAGCTTAATGATGTTGTATAGATCAAGCTCCTTCATACTCGTTGTACACCTTGCGCAGGTCATTAATCCAAGACTTCCAAATCTTAGGGCTACAGCTACAAGGTACGTCAAACTTATGGCTGAAGACCCTAGCGTGTATCTCTGCCAGAGGGCGGGTATACTTCTCCTCTAGCTTTGTACCGTTGAACTCAGCAAAGAAGTCTTTCAACACGTTGTACTCTTTCTCCTCCAAGCATTCAGTGTGCTTGTAGGGAAAGAGCTTGTTGAGCTTCTCCTTGCGTGCATCACAGCCACAGTCTACACCTGTAGCCTCGGTGAACATCTTGACCGCCTGCTTAATACCTGTTGCCTCTGTTACCTTCTCTATGGTATCCCCTAATCCCTTACTCTTGGATTTCTTTGAGGTACGCTTGGTACTCTTCGTAGAGGTTTTCTTTGACATAATCTTTCGCTTTATTAAGTGTTGTAAAAATTGTTCTAAGGCTGATGGTGGTCTCTTTGTGTATGTCCCGCATACTCATATCAGTGGTATGGTACAAGTGGAACATCTTGTGGTCAAACCAATACATCTCTTTAGAGGTTTCCCATATCCTATCAATGAACCGCTCAAATAGTTCATCAGACTCACGATCTACCTCCTCGCTAAACTCAGGGTGATCGTGGTATTGGTCTACATAAACCAACAGATTGTTACGGGTCTGGAGCTTGCGTACAAGGTTGCGCAGGGTTACCCAGATAAACAGCTTGTTAGGTTCATCGTTATACATTATGCGCTCAGGGTCATCAATGTACTTGTTCAGACGTAGGTACATCTCCTGCACCACGTCCTCGCTGACATCGCCTGCGCCAAACTTGCGTGCCATCTTTACCCACTCACTATGATGCTGAGCAAGTAACGATAGCAAGTCTAATTCTGTTGTCCTTCTGTTGTCCACGTTATTACAATAGCCAAGACCCCAAAGCACAACTGCAAAGAGTGGTACTTGGGGTCTTGATAATCCTCATCCATTTCGGAGTTCCAATAGTTAACTCCTGCCATAAAACCCGCTAGGGGTGCTACATCAATCGCAAAGTTCATATTTTTTAACCTTTAAGGCATTGCGAGCTTGCCGCAGTTCTATGCGCAAGTCCGCAAGCTGCTGCCGCAGCTCTGCATTCTCCACTAGCAGATCCCACTCCTGATTCTCATAGTCAGCTCCCTTGAGTTTGTTAACAATGGCAGCGCACTCTGTAAAAAAATCAACGTATAGCTTATCAAAGCGTACGTTGGTTTCGTGCATCTTAGTGCTGTGTATGACAGTGGCGTGGTCTTTGCCTGTTGCTCTCTTTATCTCTAATGTGGTATACAACGCACGAGCCGCTACCATAAACGCCTGTCGTGCGCTTACGTTTCGTCTCTCTCTGTTGCTACCTATTTGGTGGCGGGTTAAGTAGTCTTCGTAGGCGGTTTGTAATTCTTCTACGGTTGCTCTCATCTTAAATACTCGTCTAGTTCGTCAAACTGATTCTCATACTTTGCGACCTTTGCACTCAGCCTCTGGATGGTCAGCTTCAGGTCGGCGTTCCTCGCCTCCGCTGCCCATACCTTATTCTGCACATCTTCGACCATATCAATAGCACAGTCCATAGCACTGTACAAAGAGGTCAAGTCTAAGAAGAGGTTCATAGCATCTTCGTCATTAATATCCTCAGGTTTTAACTGCTGAGCGATCTGCATTAACAAAGCGTTCTTAGACCTCAACCATAGCAACGCCACACTCTTTGAGCCGTGTGGCTGCCATCTCATAGGTTCTAAAACGTGTTGCTCGTCTGACATTGTTTATAAATATAAAATACATTTTGCCTAAAAAGGCAGGTTAGCTTGTTTTTTTTGAACAGCAGGTAACAAGTCCTGCCCGTCAATCTCAAAGGCGGCATTGCCCCGCTTCATACGTAAGCGGACAGGCTCATCCATAGGGGTAGGCTTACCACCCGTTTCCGTCTCTTTGACCTTCACGCAGTGGATGTGTGTATACATCCAATGGGTAGGGCTAGCCGAGTAACGATGAATCACCCACATATCATCCGCACGGTTGCCCCACTTCGACCCGCCCTCAACATCTCCAACGCTTGGAGGTTTGGTCATCCCTGCGAACTCGTGCGTACCTGTATGCTTGTTGCGTAGCGCACTTGTCACTGCGTGGGTGTTTATCCACACACTGATCCCATACTGCTTTGCCCAATTACGCATAGCGGTTGCCACCTCGTAGTCATACTCGTGACCACCTAATGCGTGGAACATCTCTTTCTCCTTACGCAATGAGTTGTAAGGGTCAATCAGGAAGCCGTCAATGCCTTCGTCATTGTGTATATCAGTTGCCTCCTCTAGCAGCTCCTTGTAGCTGTACATCTTCTTGTCAGCATCAAGGATGATGAAGTGACCCATCATAAAGTGCATTGCCTTCTGGAGTTCGTCCTCCTCTACCTGACTTATAGGCTTGCCTAAATAAAATTGTATAATCTTAATTGTCACACTCTCAGGCGTGTTCTCAGAGCTAAACACTAACCACTTCAGATCGTTGTTCACACTCTGCATCACCATTAAGAAAATAATTGTTGTGGTCTTACCCACGTTGTTATGACCAAGTATGACATTGAAGTTCCCTTTCTTGAACTTTAGGTACTCGTCTATCTTGTAGTGACCAAAATCAAGACCCGTCTTGACCCTGCCTCTACGTATCAAATCAATGCGACCCGTTAGGTCAGCATAGCTAACTTTTGACATAGGTTTGATTAGGAAAAAAAAGGAGGGCTAATAGCCCCCCTTTATGGTTCAACAATGTTCTTAGAACGGCAGACCCTCGTCTGCCACTGCATTCGTAACCTGCACTTTCTCCTGCGCAGGGAACACGTCCTTAGGTTGGGCTGACTTACCTAAGACCCAATCTGCAAACATTGCTGCGTTTTGAATGACTACCGCAGGTGAACCACCCAATTCTGCAGCAGCCTTCAATGCCGTCTGACGGATAATTAACTCATCCTTACTTGTTGCGCTTGCACCGCCTCCTGAAGAGGTAGGTGCTGCGCTGCTACCGTTACCATCGTACTGTGGATTCGCAGGCTTGATCTTGTACCAAGTCTTACCT